CCCTGTGGCGGGGCTAACCTTTAGACCACCCCCGTGTGCAGCTCGAAGTAGGAGGTGATCTCGTTCATGACGCACCGCTCCAGCTGCTCCTTGATGTAGTCCTCGTGCCGGTAGAGTATCATGCGCACGTCGTCAGGCAGGTCCATGTACTTCCACCCGTCGTGCCACCCCATCGTGACGCCGCGCTCCACGGCCTCGCTCATGATCCTATATTCGTTGGTCTTCATCGCTTTCTGCTTCGTTGGTTCTCCTTCAGTTTCTGGTACCGCTCCTGTATCCGGCCTTGCAGCACGTCGCTGTCGGAGTAGCGCACCACCTCGCCCTTGTCGCCGAACAGGGCTACGAGGATGGGCTTGAGCTGGGCAAGTCGGTAGATGGTGCTGAACCATCCGTAGCGTCGCTCAACACGCTCAGCTCCTGCTGAAGCGCTTGCAGCGCGGAGGTCAGCTTCCTGCTCAAATACTGGTTCATGACGCTTTGCAACCTGTTCCCGCTGGCGAAAAAAAAAGCCGTGAGGCGCAGGGCATAGGCGGCAGGCAAGGCACGCATGGCGGCGATGCGGCTGTCAAGGTCGCTGCCCTCGTACTCCTCCCCCTCCGGCACCAGCAGCACGGCACAGATGACCGGCAGCATGTCGGCGTCTGCCGTCATCCCTTCGAGGCGGCTGTTGATGTCCGCCCATTGCCCGAACGTGGTGTCGGCCTCTATGTTCTGGGGGACCGTGTAGGTGATGCCGCCCCAGGTGAAGGTGGCCTCGGGCGTGAAGGCATCCATCCGCGCCTTGGTGGCCTGCCCCAGCATGGTGCCGAGCGCACCGACGAGGGCCTCCACATCCGCGGGCTTCATGCGGCGCAGCTTCGTCTTGGGGATGCGGACCCAGCGCCGAATCAGCTCGTAGGTGGCCTCGGCCTCGGTGGTGGCTGGGTCGATGGGCGGGTTGGTGATGGCGTACCAGTCGGTGATGGTCAGGTCCTCGAAGGGGAGGATGCGGTAGTCGTGGCTGGAGCCGTCCGGCTCATGGAGTGTGATGAACTTGCTCATTGGTTATTATTAGTCTGTGCAATATCCGGCATCACATCCTGCGCCTGTGCCGAAGTTGAAGCCTTGTTGGATGCCGATGGTTTTCACCTGGTCGTAACTGATGCAGTCCTTGAACGATGCACCACACGCCTTTTCCTGACCTGCGAACCATTCCATCTTCTCAGGCTCTTCATCCCAATTCTTCCGCAGTTGCTGAACTGGTTTCCAAAAGCAACCCACGCAGTTGCTGTCTGCCGGGAATGGTAGTCCGGTAGACCTTGCCCATAGCGCGACCTGATAATGGTCAACTACGTCGGCGATCAATGGGCATCGAACGTCCCTCCATTCGACCAACTCCCACTTGTTCAGCGTGCCACGCTTGCCGACAACGCCCTTAAATGACGTGGTCAACTTTTCGGCCCGCTCCATTTCGTCGTGACGAATGCCGATACGCATCTCCACCTTTTCGCCAATCGCCTTGTGCCACCAGTCGAACATCGGGCGCATCTTCATTTCGGTGGTGCAAAATCTCCACGACTTGTTCGGGATTGCCTTCTTGCCTTTGTTCACGGCATCGAAAGACTTGCCATGAACCCACGTTACGGTTCTACCTGTCAACTGCTCAAGGTCCAGCACAACGCGAAGGGTTGCATCCCGCTCCGCTGTGGCGATGAATTCCATGCCCAGCTTGTCGCTCACGGCACGGACAAGACCTGCATCCTTCGGCGTGCATGATGGATCGTCGATAAGGACACACGCAAACACATCATGGTCTGCCGGATAATGCACGGCCATGAATGCCGATGTCTTGCCTCCCGATATGCTGTTGACGGTAATCACCTGATGACCTTGCTCATAAAATAGCTTTCAACTGGCTATTGTCTTTCTTGGACTTAAAATTATCAAGCAGTGCGAAGTTAACAACTGGTGTTCTCGCCCAATCATCGTTTGTGTCGATTGGTCTTTCTGGCGGAACTTCAATTGCCTTGTCATACACCTTGACATTCTTCAACCCGTATTCCTCAATGAAATGGTCTTCTCTTCCACCGTAACTCGCTGTCAATACCAAGTTTGGAGGAATTTCCGTCAAGCGTTTCACCCAGTAGCGTAAAGATTTTGTGTAGGCCCACATCTCAACGTTAGGGTGCATTGATGCGACATTAAGCCAAACGTCGAAATAAGCCTGGTTGAAGAAGTCACCGCTTGCATGAATTCGTATTGCCTTTGCATCATTTGGCAAAATGGGAATGGCCCCATTCTTTGCCTCATCAAAGTTGCGCCATCGATGTTCACGAACACCTGGAAACCGTTCAGGCCCTGCCGCATAACAACGATATGCACCTTTGTTAATGTCAAATTTGCCGCTCATGCGGTCAACGGTGACCTTGCATTCTTTTGCAAAAGGGCAAGTTGTGCCCGTTGGAAGGTTGAACTCGTAAACAATCCCTCTATAGTACTTTGTATTTTTCACGAATTTCATCGCCAATTCTTTCTTAGGTTCTCAACGAAGGCCTCGTGCCTATGGCGCTTGCCCTTGCCGCGAAGGTAGTCAGAGCCGACCACATCACCGCGCAGCTCCAGCACCATGCGCATCATCATGGCATCGGCAAAGTCGGGCGACCGGCCCAGACCCTCCTTGACCTTGTCCTTGCCGAGGATGCGCAGCTTGCCGTCGCTGTCCACCTTGTCACGCTTGACCCATCGTAGCTCGGTGCTGACCTCCTCATGCCACCCCTCCGGCTCCCACGCCAGCAGCCCATCGTTGACGTGCGCAGCAAGCTCGTAGCTGCATTGCGCCTTGAGGTTCTGGTACTCGCCCTTGCCGATGACCTTGCCGCCCCCTTTGAACGCGACGCAGCCCGGCAGCAGGTCCACCACACCGCCGCCGATGCCATCGTCATCCACCACGATGCGGGACCTCGGCACGCCCTCCTGCTCCGCCAGCTGCCTGATGGCTGCCGCCGCCTCCGTGATGGCGTTGCGCTCCATCACCGTGACATGGACGATGCGCAGGCCCGACCACAGCATGATGACCGTCCTGTCGCTCCCGTAGCGTGCTATGTCAGCGGTGATAGCCATCTTGCCGTGCTCCACCTGGTCGGCGGTGAAGATGTCCATGATGGCGTCGGGGGCCATCAGCGCGGCAGGGTCGTGGTCGTAGTCCCAGTTGCCGAGCAGCAGGCGCTCACGGTCAGGGCCGGTGAGGCGCTTGAGGTTGTCGATGTAGTGCGGGCTGATGTGGCTATTGTCCGTCACAAGGGCAGGGATGAAGGCCCGATGTGGCGCGAGAACACCTTTGCGGTAGGGGTCGTAGAAGTCGGTGTAGACCCAGTTGCGGGCCGGGTTGCAGGTCAGCAGCAGCTTGGGCGTGAGGGCGAACTCGTCCAGCTTGTAGCGGATGCGGCTGCCCACGATGGCCTTGGCCTTGGCGGTGACCTGGTTGGCCTCGTCGATGAAGGCCCCGGTGATCTCGAGGGAGCCGAGGTCGTCGAAGTTGGGGTCCGATGGATAGGCGAACAGGTCCTTGAGGATGATGGTGCTGGACCCGATGGCTATCTGGCCGGTCTGTGCGTTGTAGGTGTAGTCACGGTTGGCGACCATGCCGATGCGGCTGGCGGCATCGAAGAAAGAGTTGAGCGTCGTCTCCTTCAGGGTCTTCGCCACGGCCCTGCCCATGAGCCAGCGCGACCCCTGATGGTGCAGCGCAGACCACAGCAGCCACGACACGCCGAGGTAAGACTTCCCACCACCGGCAGCGCCACCATAGAGCACCTCATTGAGGTGTGGTGTCATCAGGCAGGACCATGCCTGCGCCTGCTTCGATGATAGGTGGTGGGAGAGGCGCGATGTCATTGATCATGGTGAAGCGGCTGGTCACGTCCGCGTTGAGGTCAATGGACTGCTTGGCCTTGCCGTAGCCACGATCCAGCAGCACCTCCGCTGCGCGGATGTCGCCCTTGGTGGCCTTGTGTCGCAGGGCCATCAGGATGGCCTCCGCTGCGGTGATGCCGTTGGCGTTCTCCTCGCCGAGCACGTTGGCAAGGAGCTTGTCCAGCTCGGGCAGCTTCTTTGGGCGTCCGTTGGGATTGCCGGACTGCCCCTTCTTGAACTTGCTATGCTCAGGTGGCGTTGGCATCGACTCCCTGTTTGGTCCCTGTTTCAAGGCCCACAAAGGCTTTGAGGGGATAGAACACTAAGCTGTTGCGGTATCCTCCTTCAAAAGTGGGTATGATAGGCGTCACTCCATGCATGTTCCTCCATGCAGGGTAGACGAGAACGGAATTATCAACCTGGCCGATGGTGGCTCCGTAGTCTGGTATATGCAGGTCACCACCCTTTGAGTTCATCCGCTTGCAGATAATGACATTGACGCAATCGACTATGTTGCCTGCATCCCTATGGAATGGTGCGCTGATATTGAAGTTGCTGATTGACGATGTGAACAGGTTGCCGAACTTCCATTTGTCCGGAACGGCCTTGAACGCCTCTAACTGCTTGGCGTATTGTTCTGGTATCAATTCGGCTATCAACGCCTCGCTTTCCTTTGCCAGCATCAGCATTGCCTTGATGAATGTCTGAGCTGACTTCACTTGGTGGACGCTGCTTATTGAAGGATATGGTCTACGCATATGAGGCTTTGGTGGAATGCCACCAAGGATGACAGACATCTGGCTAGTTCCAATCTTCCTTGCTTCCTTTCGCGAAATGCCTGGATTGTCTTTTGCAGCCTTCAATACATCAGACCTATCCATCAATGTCTTCGGAACGCGCTCACTTCTGAACTCAGCATTAGCAACGTCTGCCAGCTTGCACATCTTCTCAGGCATCTTGGTGAGATAGAAGCCGATAGGCTTATCATCAGCATAGAACATGCAGTCCTCTGTGATGTTGGGCTCAATGTATGGGCACTCCTCACCAATCTTGCGGTGGTGCTCAATAGCAACCAGGTCAATGCGTTTCATAGTGGCCTGCTCTTATATTTTGGTCCAGTGAACTTTGGTTCATATCCCCATGGTTTGTCTGGCTTGCTTATGACAGCAATGGACGGATCAATGGATTGAAAGATAGCTATCTCACGTTTCGCCATCTCCTTTCTGTCAAACATCTGCAATCCTCCTTTGCCTCCACCAACTGGCTTGCACTTTATCGAATGCTTAGAACAATACAATGTATCGTAACCAGATTGTCGGAGCAATAAGAACTGATAGAAGTCCTCAAAAGTACTGACTTGCGGGCTAGGACTGAACGCTTCTGTCCGTATCATATAGCATGTCTGAACCCTTTTGTTGACCCTGGTAAAAAGTTTGTCTGTCTTAGCATAGAACTCAAAGGAATATGGAAAGCAGATTGCTCCAACGGCAGGTATTTCAAATGCTTTAATGAGCCTTTGCAAGTCTTGTTCAACATTGCCGATGGCTTGCACATCATCATCAACTTTGAACATCAGGTCATATCCATTCTTCACGGCATATTCTTTAGCCGATGATGTGGCATACCCAAGGCCCCTGTCGTTCTCTTTCAAGTGAACAACGTTAGCCATTGTATAGGCTTGCGCATCTTGTGGCTCAACGAAAATGCGATAATCCAAACCAGTTCTTTTCGCGAATGGAAGCGCATTGGAAGACAAGACTTCGGGCCTTGCCTTGCTTGGAATGAAGAGCAGGCATTTCATTCTTTCCCTTTTTCAGCTTTCAAGAACTCCATGATCATGCCACCAACGTACCCGCCTTTCTCCCTCCAATACTTTACCAGCTCGTAGGCTTCATCATAATGCTCGGCCTCAAATTCAATCTGTATGGCTTTCTTGACTCCATTAGCCATATCTTGAAGCTGGCTGGAGGTGTCTTCTTCATCAAGTATTGAATAATCTGGAGCTTCGGCAAACTTCGGCACATCCAGCCCCCACTCGCTCAACTGCCCCGCATCCCACTCATTGCCCAGCGCATCCCAGTCCCACTCACCGAAGCCCACGTTGTCCTTGACGATGAACTCCCGGCGCTGCTCCTCGGTCCAATGGTCCGCCAGCATCACCGGTGCCTCCTTCATGCCAAGTTCCTGCAAGGCCCGAAGCCGCATGTTGCCACCCAGCACCATCAGCTTGCCGTCCTTGTCGGTCACGGCCACGATGGCGCGGTAGTTCAGCATGTCGGGGAAGTCCGTGATGGACTTCTTCAGCTTGGCGAACTTGTCATCCCGCAGCACGCGCGGGTTTGACGGGTTCGCCTTGAGCTTGGATAGCTTAACGGTCTCTGTCTTCATTGCGCTTGACTATTGCTTTGGCCCATGACCATCCCGGATCTCCACCCCAGAGCGCCCATGCGATGCGGCCGTTGCTCGGGTAGCCATCCTCCCCAGGTGACCACCCCTTGCCTTGTTTGTCCACCTCATGGCGGTCGAAGTACGCCTTCATCCGCTTGACGGTGTCGAGGCTCATGCCGCGCCTATTGACGATGTCGGTGGCACGGCCACGCCCGATGTTGGTGCCACCCCTGCCGTACTCATCCACCCATGCCAGCCCGCGCTTGGCCTCGGTGACCATGCCATCGGTAGGCTTGTAGGTCTCCTGCAGGCGCATGGTGCTGCGCTCGATGGCACGCCCGGCACGCTCGGCCTCCTCCTCGGTGTCGAAGACGCAGGAGCCGCGCTGGCCCCACTTCCACTTGCCGTTGCTACAGCGTTGTGCTGGCATTGCGCTCGAGTTCTTTGCCCATCAGCCGCCAGTATGCGACCTTGAGGATGGCGTCATAGGTTGTCTCTTTGTCCTTGCCGAGGCGACGGACGATGCCGTAGCGTTCGGGTTCTTCGGCGATGATGGCGTCAGCGACCTCATACTCTTGGAGTTCCACGGCGATGGCTTCTGCCAGCGTGAGGATGTCACAGAAGCGTGGCATTTCCGTCCTTCTTTTTCGGTGCCCGTGTCTTTTTCTCGAGGCGCGGGGTGTCCTCCTCATCGAGGCGGAGCAGGTACTGGTTGAACTCGGCGGGTATCTTATTGAGCGGGTCGGGCACGATGCGACAGCCGCGTGCGATGAGGGCGTTGATGAGGATGGCGCCGTGACGCATCGCGCCGGGGGTGATGCCATCGTCGAGGGTCATGCGTGCCTTCATGTTACCATTTGCCCAGAGGGCAATGTTGTTTGCGGAAGCGTGCCTTGATGTTCACGAAGCATCCACACACGCCGCAGTTGAGGTCTGCCCAGCGCAGGTGCTCACAGCGTGGCGTGGTGTCGGTCCCTCGGCAGATGTCGAGGCGCTTGGTGTGCTGCTCTGGTGTGGCCTCCATGCCGATGGGCGGCAGGTCGATGG